GCCTCATCGTTGTATTGCATATTCCATTGGAAGTACGCGAGTCCAAGACCCTTCAACAGATAGTCATCAATGTTCTTAATCACAGTCTTAATCGACATGCTACCCTGCGACAACAGCATCGATAGGCCAGATGAAGTACGCCCTGTCCCAGACACACCCGTTTGCCCGTGCATGACTGAGGGGATACCTGTTTCTTCGTCTGCTAGCTGACGCGATATCTGGTACATTTGGATGTTTTCGGGGGCAGTATTAGGGAATTTCAACCCATTAATTGCTGTACCCGTAACACCTGACTGTCGTCTGAATACTTTTCCGGGGAATATATCGAAGTTCTGACCGGGAACGAGGCTTGCCTCATCCACGTCGAATACGAGATTTCCTGCGAGTGCCAAGTTGTCGATAGCCATGCGAACATGCCCATTCATCAGCATCTGTGCATCTTCCATGTTCTAAGCGACACCAACACCCCAGATTTGGTATGGATTTACCTCAAACGGGAATGCGTAGTAAGGAATGCGCGCTGGCATGAAGGGGTTTAAGACACAACGTAATACGTTATTCCCACATACCCATGCGTTAATTTGTACTTGGTCTAACTCTGACATGCCTTCGGGAAGGTCTAAGCCAACTTCCGCCGCAAACTTTGCGTCTAAGACACCCCAGTACTCGAGAACCTCGAAACGATTCTCTTGGTAGTAGGGTTCCGTATCATCCTCACGGATGGTATCTTCGTAGTACTTGTCTTCGTAGTTAGGGCCCTTTACAATCGTGTTCTCAATTGCATCCGCATTAAAATAGGGGCGGTTCATTAAGTTGCGAAGCTGTTGGCGATTCATGCGGTGACGTTCAATGACGTACTCACAGTCTTCGATGCTCGTTGCAGAAGGATCAGGGTGGAAGTCCCACACAGAGACGTGCTCGATACGCGGAGATACTTTTTCTTCTGGAGCGTAAACTCGCGTTCCGTCTTCTCCACGTTCCCATCTGTGGATTCTATCGTAGAAGTTAAGTGGGCCTTTTACGATGCCTGTGCCGAGAAGAGACGCTTCAAAGATAGCGTACCGCATTACGTTAACGGCATCAGAATCTAGTAGTTGGTCATGGATGACCTTCTCGAGAGCACTAGCGGCTTCTTTTGCCGGCTCAAACTGGGGCTCGCCCGCTTTAGACGGACCCTCTGCTAAGTTATCCGCCATACCTTGGTATTTACCGAAGTTGACGGATGTAGCACCCGGCTCGAGATCCATTCCATCCCCGGCATAACCGAAAGGACTTTGGATTTCATCGACAGGCGTCTTTAGGTGGGCGTACTCAGCAATACCCTCTGGTACAGGGCTAGCCTCAACAACGATTGGAAACTTCTTGTTGGCGAACAGGATGTCAATAATTTGACCGTACGCGGCAAGTACTTTCGTCTTCGTAATCTTAATGAATACTCTTGAACGCTCAGAGTCACGGTACTGCGTTGAGCTATCGTATATTCCACGATAGTTCTTATACGCCTGTAACCAGCGTTGTTCAAAAGTACGGCGGCCATTCTCAGAGTCTTCAAACTTCTGTTGAATATGACCAGCCAGCCCCGGCATTTTTTCCTCGGCGTCGACAAACTCGACTTGGGAATCGTCGGGGGCTTGGAGGAAGCCCTCATCAGCCATGTTTACGTACCTAGATTATTAAAGTGCGGATTGCTTGTCAGAGTTTAGGATTGACTGGTCCAGTGACTCTTTCTTTGTCTTAGGCATTGCTTCGATCAAAGAATCAGTCTTAGCAACTGTGTCGAAATCTTTACCTTCACGGTAGAGGTTGTTTTCTCCGCAGTTATAGTCGATGCCTTTTTTATCAGCATTCATGATGTCAGCTTCTGAGTATTTCATGTGTTATTCTCCGGTGTATTTAGGTTTACTCAAATCCCTTTGTATGTCAGAAAACTCGTCGTACTCGGGGTTGATAGAAGGTTGAGTTGGTTGTTGTGGCTCAACAGAACGACGGGACAAGAAGTCTTGTGCCCCTTTAAGAAGATCAGAGCCCATGTCATACATGGTCGCTGGCTCTCCGGGTTGTGCTGGTTGTAGGTTTTCTTGGACTGCTTTCTTGAGCATGTACGCACCGTAGATTGTACGCCCTGCTTTGTAGATTCTTCCGGCCTTACGCGCAAAGTTCCTGAAGGAAGGAGGAACATCGCCACTTTCAGGAGGCATACCCGCAGATTTTCCTTCTGCGATTACATCTAGAGCAGTGCCGAAGATATCTGCGGCTTGCCCGATGCTCGGTGTGGTGGGACGTTGATCTTCGACAGGCTTGCTTGCTTGACGTGTGCGCTGAGTAAGCTGACCTACGGTGTTCAAGGCGTCCATGATGTGCGAAGGTATGTCGCTGTAGTCGATTGGTTTGTTTTTATCGACAATTGTGACGTCAGGCTCTTTCTTTCCACCTGCCTGCTCGAGAGCCTGCTGTGCCTGCTGGTATTCAGGGCTGTTCATGATCTCTGCAAGCTTCATCTCACCCTGTGCTTGGGCGATACGAGATTCTGTTGTCTTTACCCCATAATCTTCGAGAGCAAAGGCTTTGTATGCTTCGGAAAGCTCTGGGTCAGCTTTAAATACGTATGCAGTACCGTCTTCTTGTGTCGCTGTCATTCCACCGCCTTGTGTGGGCAATGACTTCACAAATTCTGGACTTAATACTTTTTTGAGACGTGTGCTTGTTATTAAATCTTTTGCGATAACAACAGTTCTTAATTCTTCAGATACAGTTTGGGGATCAATTCCAATATCTGTCAAGTACTGAGGTACGTTGGCTGTTTCTGAATACGCAATAACCTTGGCGTCTGTTTTGAGCAACTTCGGCTCAATCACTTCGTTGTAAGTTTCGTCGTCTACGTATTTAGATGCTTCATCAGTTCCCATACGGCCAGCGGCAAAGATACGCTCGTCTTTGTCAAGTCCACTCTCAAGAAGAATGGCTTCTTCGGCGTTACGGTAATCAGATAGAGTAAAACCACCTTTTGTAATGTTTCCAGTAGGGCTTTTTCGCTCTACTTCAGGCATGTCCTGCTTGAGTTCTTTATTAACAGAAGCAATCAGCTTTTTGTCGTCAACAAAGATTTTACCTTGAGTACGGTCTCCAATAGCTTGTTCAAGAAACACACGGGCCATAGGGCGTAAGATTACCGTTTTTTCGCCTGTTGGCTTGTTCTTGCTTTTACCTTCAATGAATGTCAAGGTACCCATAACAGGGTCATACCCTGAAACTTCGAGATCAGCCATATCAGAAAGGCGTAAACCACTAAAGTATTTAACCCCTAAGAAGTCCCGCTCTGTTTTCTTTCCTTCCTCGTTTAGACGAGTTAAAACAGCTTTTGTACCAGCGTGAAGGTTACCTTCAAACTTTTTCTTTGTCCGCCCACGGAAAAACTTATATCCGGTGTAAGTGTCCCACTCTTCTTTGCTCATGAGCGAAGATAGACGATTTTGTACACTAGCCTGTGGCCCCGCCTTCTCGTTGAGTCCGGCGTCAGTAAACAACGTGTTGATACGGTTATTTACCTGTAAAACACCAGACTGAGAAGAAACCTCTCCTTTTTGCTGGGAATCCCCGAGAGATTTGAGAGAATACGGACTCGACATGTTCCAAGCTGTGATAGCCTTACCATCATCGAGGTCTTTTAGCTTAATATCGAGGATTGGGACGTCTTCGTACTGAAATCCAGATAGCTTACTTAGAACAGAGGTAATTTCTGATTGGAGCCTCGGCTCTTTCTGAGCTTTAAACGCCAAAGCCTGCCCGAGCGTGTACTCTTGCAGTTCTTTTGCTGAAACTAACTTAGGTGTTGCCATTTAGTATCCGAAGGTTGCATCCTGTGGCTTAAATGTGCTATTCTTTATGTCGTTCAGAGATTTGTGGATAGAGACGTAGCCAGATGTACGAGTCATCAACATGTAACGTAGCGCGTCATAGGCGTGATCTTCTGCCTTTGTGTCTACGTCTTCTGAATTTGTTTTAGATAGCGGTATGCCAGCGAGTTGTTTTATTATGTTTGTACACGTGTTAAAAAACTTGACAGTAGGTTCGCCAGTGAACTGGTTATCCCCGAGACGGCTGTGGATTTCCATCTTTCCGGCAATACGATTACTGTCTGATGGTGTCCAACGACAGCCTGACCGTATCATTGTTTCTGCGATGGAAGGCCCGTATCCTGTACGGTTCCAGCACGATTTATCTAATACAGCATAGTGAGGTGCAGGGTCCCACTCCTCTAATTCTATTATTTTAGCGGCTAATTGTTCTGCTGTAAAGTGTTTTACGTAAAGTTCTCGATAGACCCATATGTTGTTGTCCCAATCGATTGCACCCCAGAGTACGCACGAAGGGCTTGCGTAGCCGTAGTCGGCCG